ACGGTGATAAAATTGGTGGCGACCAGGTCGGCGGCCGGGGCGATCTTGCCCGCGGCGGCGGAGAGCACGTAAAAGGTGCCCGCGGCCACGGTCGCGCCGAGGTTGATCTGGCCGGCCCGCTGCACGAGGATCGGCTGGTTGACCGCCCCGCCGTTCAGCGCAATGCCGTACACGTCGTCGTCGGTGGCAGCGTCGCACTGGGCGAGGTACACCTTGCCGTCAGCGGCCTTGACGTAGACCGGCGCGCCGGCGGTGATCGTCTCGCCGGCCGTCTTGGTCATGGTTTCCGCGCCGGTTCCGCTGACCACGCTGGTTGCTGTTTGGGTGAGGTCTGCCATGATGGACTCAGGGTTCAGGGTTCAGGGTTCAGGGTTCACACGTAAAGCTGTGGATCGCGGTCCTCGGCGGTGGGCGTGGCGGTGAACTGCCAGGTCTGCTCCGCGCCGTGGGGCTCGCCCTTTTTGCAGTCCAGGATGCAGTCGCCGTCAAAGCCCTTGGCCGAGGCGTAGTCTTTGGTGCGGATTGCCACGGCGGCGCCGGTGAAGGCCGCGGCCTTGAGGGCCTCCAGACTCGTATCGCTGGTCTTTTCGAGCATCGTGAACTCGATGGTGACCCCAAGCTCGGTCACGCGCTGGCTGGTGATCGGCGGTGTGGAGCCGCTGCCGCGCGTGGTGGTGTCGCCCTTCTTGGGGTCAAGGTTGTAGTTCACGTCGCGCACGTTGGTGAGCTTGGTGCTTGCCGTGGCGCCTTTTGCGCCGTAGTAGATTTCGCCCTCAAACGCCATTTTCGTGGCCATAGGATTCTCCTTGTTGGTCGGTTGGTTTCATGCGCCGATGGAGCCTCGCCAGCTTGCTTGGAACTGGCCAGCCATGGCCAAAAGCGCGGGAAACATGAAGGGCCGCTCGTCGTATTGCCGGCCGCGGAACTCGCCGCCGTGCTCGTGCGCCCCGCCCACGCCGCCCGAGAGGCTGAAGGCCGGGCCGATGACCGCGCCGTAGGCGTCGGCCCAAAACACGATCGCCTTGGGGAGGCGTCGCGTGTGGGTGTGCGGCGGCTCGCCCGGGGGCGAGGCGCCCTTGCGCTTGCGCATCAGCGACATGGCCCTCTTGCGGATGACCGAGGCGGCGTGGCGGAAGTTCTCAAAGCCAGCCTTCTCGGCGGCGTCGCGCACCTGGCGGGAGCGGTCTTCGTAGCTGATTTCGACGCCGATCATGCCATTTCCCCATGCACCGCGTACTCCAGCTCGATCACGGCCACAAACAGGTCGGCCTGCCGGAGGCGCGTCGGCAAGTAAGGCATCAGGCCGCCCTCGGGCAACTCGACGAACTTTGCGTCCGGGTATCCGGCCAAGGCCGGCTCGCGGCTAGCCAGGTATTCGAGGATCGCCCCGGCCAGTTTGGCCAGGCCGTCGCACAACGCGGTGTCGCCCTGCGACACCGCCTTGCGCACGCAAATGTCGATCGGCACATCCACTCGCCAGCCGCCCACGGTGATCCTCTCGACGCGCGGGCGGCCGTAGAGAACGTGAACTTGGAGGGCGTCAGCCGATTCTCGCCAGAGTTCCGTGTCGTAGCTCCGCGCCGGCGTAAACGTCTCGGTAAACGCATCACGGGCCACGGCAAGCTGTAGCTCGTCGACCACGGCGTCGGCAACGGCGATGGCGATCGCGGCGGGGTTCAACGGGCAAGCTCCAGCTTGGTGTGGATGCGGTAGCGGCTCCGGGCGGCATCGACCTCGAACACCCGGCCATCGGACAGGGGCAACACCAGATAGGTGTCAACCTGGGCGCCGCGGTCCCATTCGATCTTGTCGCCACGGGCCGGCGTGATCGGCACGTCGTCCACCATCAGCTCGGCAACGGCGACCAGAAAATCGGTAAAGATTTCCGTTTCAATGAAGCTGCGTTCGTTGGCCACTTGGTGCTCCGTGCGCCCGACTGTGGCGGAGAGCGAAATCGCCGTGGCCCCGCGCCAGTAGACGACGGACTGCGAGACGTGCTCGGCCAGCACGTCGCTGAGCCAGGCGGCGGCAGTGGCCAAGAGGTCGCTCATCTCACGCTTCTTCAGCCCACACGCCCCGCTGGGCGAGGATCATCCAGGTGTGCGCGGCGCCGTAGCCTAGCTGGACGTAGTCGCCTTTCCGGCTGGTCGCGGCGGCCAGTATGCGGCCTTTGCCGGCGGTCCCCGCGATGTTCGGTCCCGCGACCTTGTCGGCCGTCTCGTCCTGATTGGTTTTGACGTGAACGCGCTGGCCGGTCGTCCCGCAGCGGATCACGTATTCCAGGCCGGCGGCGGCCTCGGGGAGCATGATGCCGTTGGCGGCGTCGCCGACCGTGCAATTCATGCACTTGCCGCAATCCTGGATGTCCAGGGTCTTGTCGCCCCCGGAGACGTCCACGTCCTCCCAGAGCAGGTCGGCCGCGTACTCGGGCAGTTCGTCGGGCGCCAACTGGGCGTCAACCCACGCCTGATTGGTTCCTGCGGCCGCCACGCACTGGCCAAAGTACACGCAGCCCGAGCCGCCGGTCCGCACCGCCAACTCGTTGACGAGATCCCAAAACACGGCATCGCCAACGGCGAACACCGGCCCGTCCGTGCCGTCTTTCGTCAGCCGGAACACGCCCTCCGTGTCCAGCGCGCCGACGGCCGAAGCCGCAATGGCCCGCTCGGCGACGCCCAGCAGGTTGCCGAGGTCCACGATAGCGCCGGTGGCTATGATCGCGCTCGGCGTGTATTTGATCTTCCGGCCTTCGCCGGTCACTCGTGTTGCGTTCATGGATTGGCTCCAGGATGAAGGGCGCAAGCGGCCCGGCTGCCGAGGGAGTTACGCTTCCGCCGCCCAGATGCCGCGCTTGGCCCGGATCAGATAGCCGTCGGCCGATCCGTATTGCAAGAACATGTAGTCGCCCATCTTGCTGGTGGCGGCGGCAAGGATCTGGTCCTTGTTGTCCACCCCGGCAATGTCCGGCCCCATGATCTTGTCTGCCGCATTGGGGCTGATGGCCACGCGCTGGCCGGTGGCCCCACAACGGACGAGAAACGAGAACCCGGCGGCGACTGCGGGCAGCGTGACGACGTTGGTGGCGTGGCCCACCGTCACGTTCATGCACTTGCCGCAATCCTCAATGTCGAGCGTCTTGGAGCCGCCGGCGAGCGTCACGTCCTCCCAGAGCAGGTCGGCCATCCAGCCGGGCAGGCTCTGCGGGGCCAGGCGCACACGCACGAGTGCCACGCTGGCCCCGGCCGCCACGGTGCAGGGGCCGAAGTAGACGCAGCCGCTTCCGCCAGTGCGGACCGCCAGCGAATTGGCGGTATCCCAGAACACGGCGTCGCCGATGGCGAACACCGGCCCGGCCGCGCCGCTCTTGGTGAGGTCGAACACGCCCTCCGTATCCAGCGCGCCGACGGCTGAAGCCGCGATGGCCCGCTCGGCGACGCCCAGCAGGTTGCCCAGGTCCACGATCGCGCCGGTGGCCACGATCGCGCTCGGCGTGTATTTGATCTTCCGGCCTTCGCCGGTCACTCGTGTTGCGTTCATCTTTCACGCTCCGTTAGCGGTTTCGGTTTGTCAGGCGGTTGTCGGTTTGTCAGGCGGACGATCAGGCCCCGGCCGACTTCACGCCGGCCCGCCACTCGGCTGCTGCCACCCCAAAGTCCCAGTACACTCGCCAAGCCACGGCGAGCGAATCCGCGTCCGTCTCCAAGCCGAAATATTCGACGATCGGCGACTGCTGGCCGTTGAGGTAGGCGATTTCGTAGCAAGGGAGGATCGACGGATCGGCGAACAGATACCAGTACGCGGTCGAGTATCCGGCGATCAGAGAGTTCTCCAGGTAGCTGGACGTGAGCGGGAACCCGCCGAACTTGCCGGCGTAGGGATTGCCGGCCCCGGTCAGCGCGAGCGTGCCGTCCACGTCGATGGAGATCGGCACCAGCGGGGCGTCGGGCATCAACAGGGTCCGCGCGGCGAACTCCAGGGTGGGCGGGACCAGCACGATTGCCGGATCGACCATCACCGGATCGCCGTCCGCGCCCGTGAGGTTGCGGAACGCCTTGATCGCGTTGGCCAGCCCGGCGGCGGCGAAGGCAGTGCCCGCGCCCGTGACGTAGTTGCCGCGGGCCGCAGTGAAATGGCTGGCACCCGCGCCGCTGGCCATCAGCAGGGTGAAGAAAACCTTCTCGCGCGTGGCGTAACTCTTGCGGGCGAGGGCGGTCGCCATCCGGTCGAACGCGCCCAGGTCGTCGTTGACGATGTCCGTGCGCGACAGGCGCAGCACGGCGCCGCGGGTTCCGACCTGGCGGGTGTACGTCTCTTCGCCCAGATTCAGGTGTTCCAACTCGCCGGAGGGTGCAACCGTGGCCAGATCCCCGTTGAGGGCCAGGCTGCAAACGGTGTGGGCGTGAAAATTGCTGTGATTGGCCAAGCCGCAGAGTCCGGGCACCAGCCAGGTCGGCTCAGCGGCGACCTTGGCCATGGCCTTGTTGGCCACGGCGCCCAGGATGTTGGACAGGTCGATCGAGGAGAGACCGGCCGCCCGGACGCGGATGTCGGGGATTGCCCAGCCGAGGACCTCGCGCCAGTTGCCGGTGGTGATCCGCTGGCGGCCGATGTAGCCGTTGGCGGTGGCTGCGGCGAGGATAATCTCCTGAAGTCCGATCTGCCGGCCGAACTGGCGCTGGGCCGACTCGACGGTCCGCTCGCCGCAGTCCTTGACTACGCGGTCGGCCGCGTGGCCCGCGGCCAGAAGCGCCGCGGCCTGGAGCGTGTCGCCGTTGCTGGGTTCGGCCCGCCGTTCGTGGATCGTGGGGCCTGTGGGCCGCAATCGCAGGAGTTCCATGTCAAAATCGCGCACGGTCGTGCCCGCCTCGATAGCGCGGGCGGCCAGTTCGCGGATGCGTTCGGCGAAGACCGGGTCTCGGTTGAGGCCCCGGACCGCGCCCACGGCCATGTTCTCGATGGCCTCGCGGCGGCGGAACTCCGCGATCTCCGCGTCGATCCGGGAGAGGCCGCCGGCGTGGGCAGGCGCCTTCGGCTGATCGGCGGAAGCCGCCGCGCCGCTTCCGGTAATCGCTGCGCTGGGGACCATGGGCGGCTGGGCCGCGGCCGCCACGGGCGCGCTGGGGTGCTCGACCTGGAATTGGGCCAACAGCGTCTGGAACTCGGTCGCGGTCATTTTCGCGCTGTCCAGGTTCTTCGACTTCAGCCATTGCTCGAACGTCATGGGATTCTCCTTGCGAGGTTGTGCTGCGATGGAAGCGGTGGCGTTCTCGTCGGCGCCGATGCCGACGAAAGAGACTTCGCCGAGGCGGCCGGCGCGGACGACGTAGATCGGGCCGTTGAACTCGCGGCCGTTGACGGTAGCTTGCTGATTGGCGTCGATAGGCTCGATGCGCTCGGGGATCACGCCGACCGAGGCCGCCCAGACAAAGCCGTTCTTGGCGTGCGAAACGACCTGATGGGCCGGGGTGCCCGGCGACGTGTCGCCCGTGATTTCGCCCTCGACGGTGATCTTGGCGTCGGCGATCGCCGCCTTGCCCTGGCCCACGATCTGGCTGGGGTCGTGGTCCAAGAGAATCGTGGTCCGGCCGGCCCGCAGGCCAGCCAGGTCCACGACCAGGGGGCGCGACCAGCCCACGCGCAGCAGGCCGCCGGTATAGGCCAGGATGGAAAAGCTGGGGCGCTTCGCGTCGCGGCCGCCAGCAGCTTCCACGGCCTGCTCGATCGTCACGCGCTCCGCGGCGCAGAGGATCGGCCCGGCCGGCTCCGCGGCGAGAATCGCGGCCAAGGCCCGCTTATTCTTCTTCTTCAGTCGATCGCGTCGACTCATCGTCCAACTCCTCTTGGTCTTCATCTTCGTCGTCGTCTTGTTCGCCCGGGCCGGTTGCTTTGGCAAACAGCAGTCCGCGCAGCGCTTGTTGATATTCCTCCAGCGTCATGCCCAGCGCGTCGGCCTGTTTGGTGAACTCGGTCCGCCAGTCCCTGCCCTGTTTGGCGTACAGCGTCGGATACGTGAGCGAGCCGTTGCGCAGGTCGCGGTCTTGCGCGGCGGATTCTTTGGAGGGGTCAACGTGGGATCGCGTGTCCCAGTGCCATTCGTGCGGATATTGGCCCAGGTCAATGTCTCGCGGCGAAATCCCGGACATCTCCGAGAGCGTCTCGCGGAGCCATGCGGCGAAGACCGGCTCGATGATGACAATCCGTATATCATCCCGGTCGATCATGTTCGAGAGGTCGTAACTCTGGTTGTCCAGACGGCCCGAGGCGTAGTTGTACTTTGAGCTGTTGCCGGTCGCGATGTTGGCGGGCATCAGGAGCGGCCGCGCCTCTTCGGCCACGATCTGCTCGTTGTATTCGGCGAGCGTGGTGGCCGGGTGCTCGGCTTTGACCTGGCCCAGCGTATAGCCGTCCGGCGCGATCATGGCCGAGCCGAACTCCAGAGAGATCGTGTCCAGCGGCTCGGGCGCGGGCTCGCCGATCTCCGGCGGCTGGGCCGTCTGAAGGACCGCGGCGATCTCGGCGGCGGTCTCGGCCGCGCGGATGGTCGCCTTCAGGAACCGGCGGTGATTCGCCAGCAGGGCAAGGCTTGGGGTGAACTCGCTCACGCCCCGGTGCTGTTCGGGCCGGTCTTCGTCGTACCAGTGAACGACAAACTCCGCAGGGTACGCGGTGGCCTTGGGCGTGCCAAATGACTCGCCGCCGGGGTGCTCGTCGAGAATCCAGTAACGGGTCGGATTCCCGTCCGCGTCGAAGTCGATCCCGTCCACGCGGTTCTTCTGTCCCGGGCGCAGGTCCGGCGTGGTCAGCCGATCACACTCCACGAGGCGCAAGTGGACCTTAGCCAGCGTGGGCAGTTTCGGATTGTTGGCGATGATCCCCAGGGCCTCGCCGCAGCGCACCTTGGCCCGGCAGGCGGTGCGGAGCGTGCGCGCGAAGCGCGTGGCGTCCGACCATCGCCGCCACTCGGCCTCCAGCCTCTCATTTTGCCCCTCGTCGTCGGTCAGGATCTGCAGGCGCGGCCCGGTGCCGATCAGATCGTTGGCCTTCTGCTTGTTCATGCCGTTGGCGTAGCCGCCGTTGGCCAGCTCGTAGCGGGCCCGCTGGCGAAGGATGCGGCGGATTTCCGGGCTGGCCGCGGCATCGGCTGAGAGGGCGTCGGCGGCCGCCCAGTGGCGCACGTTCTCATCGGTCGTCA